GCTATTTGCATGTCCCAAAACTTGCCCGCTATCTTTCGATAGGGCCACAAGTGATGGTCGTTTTCTCTCACAAATGTTTACCTCTAACCTCGAACTTGAGGGAGTCGGAAACAAGTGAAAATGATGATTATCAAGGTGAGGCTTTGACCGGTCAATTCGACCAGATCTGCCGCATCTTGGTAGATAGTGTCCGGAACGGACTTCCCCACGGGGAAGTCATTTCCTGGGACTATAATTACAGTAGCCTTTGGTCTCCCCGTTTAAGGGACTCCAGAGGCCACAAAATAAATGTATGGAAGTGTTCGAAGGAGACTTTCACTAGTCTACTTAGGACACGGACATACTGGTATTCAAGATTACCGCTTGGATGTCGCCTGAGAATCAAGAGATTCTCCGGAGACTCTAAGGGTAGACGCAAGATCAAAGACATTTTGGACACCTGCGACGGTGTACTAACGTCGATGCTTTTTTCAATGCCGGAGATGTTCGTCTCTGAGGGCTACGCACTCAGTGACAGAATCTCCAACTGTATCATTGCACAGTGTATACATAACTACGACAGGTTCCAGGTGAAACTGAAGTTGATACGTAAAACTGTTAAATTTCACGCGCTCTCGAAAACCAAAATCGATCTAGATTATGGTTCTCTTCGCGATATGTCATTTTTTGTCCGCCCATTACAGATTTTTAACAAAATCTGTCATCGGAGTTCAAAAGAAAAAATGTTTAGGGTGGCTATGTTTTGCCAGACCAGGGCCACTGGTCTGGCAGGACAGGGCCAGATTAAAGACGCAATTGATGAGTTCCTTGCTAACGTAACCGTTAAAAAGGAATTCACACCAAATGACCTATGTATAAGGGCGATTGAGGCAACAACTGATTATTTATCTAATCAGATCTACCTTGGTCGCAATGCAGAATTTAAAGTCTCGATGTCCACCTCTGCTTGCACAGAGAGTGGGAAGAGAGACGAAGGAAAATTCGGGTATTTGAAGAATATCGTAAGAGATTCTGAAATAAAAATCCCCCCCTTACGGGATGGGATCCCCGGAACACTAGGAAATTTTCTCTGGCGGGAAGCAGCTGAAAAGCTGCGCACCAACAGGGATGAAGTATTAAAAGTGAATATCGCGGCAATCCGTGAAAACGGAAAGTCGCGCATAGTTACGTCAGGTTCTTTTTGGAAGGATATAGCTTTACAACCTTTTAGTCATATTACTATACACCTTGCTAAACAATTCGATAATTTGAGGGATGGCCTCCAAGCTGGAAGGCTTGGATGGCAATTCATCAACAAAATCAAGAAAACTAAGGGTGATACGGATGGATTTAACTGGATCTTCGACAAGAATACAGAAAAGTTCATGTATACCACCGACTGGAAACTCGCGACCGATGGTCCTACGCCAGAAATGGCGTGGAGACTAACCGGTACGCTACTAAGAAAGTGTGGGCTTGACCAGGAATCCCTTGACATCGTCAAGGAATACTGGTTATCGCCCAAACATTTATATTACAAGGGAAAATCTGTCGGAACTCTGATTAGCGGAGTTCCGATGGGTGATCCCCTTACAAAGACCAATCTGTCGTTAGCTCACCCCGTGTGTGATCTATACGCCAAATTGAAGGTATATGCCCGTGCGGTCGAATGTGGTAATGGTGACGATGTCACAAGTATCATAGACGACAAGGAGTACGCGAAAGCGTTCTCCGAGTGCGCAGGCATGCTAGGATATCAGTTCTCCCCCTTGGATGATGTTGTCACATCAGACTGGGGGACGTACTGTGAAGAATGGTTTCACATCCCCGTCTCACCTGTTAACACATGTGAGTGGGGGACGCGATTCAAAACAAGCGCATTGCTCCCATACCTGGATGTACCAAAGATCCGGTGTATGATTGCAACACAAAAAGATAGGATAGATTTCTCATCTGATCCAAGAGGTAAGGTCACACTCTTGGGCCACGATCAGGAATATTTCAATAGATGTGACAACGGACCGCACCAGGCTATGTATGCCATAGCCTCTGCGATCCAAGATGTCTGTTTATCAACAATTGATGATCCAGTACCCCTGTTTCTTCCGAGACAGGTGAACGGAGTAGGGAAGCCTCCTCCATACTGGTCAAC